CGTGTTGAGGCCGTTATTAAGATACGTCTACGGTGTACGCGCCGCCAGTAAACGTAATGTCAATGGTTGACAATTCGCCCATGGTTGCGTTAATGACTGGCAAAGACTCTAGGTAGGTGCCTGTCAGAGTAAAGCCGGGATTAGTTGCCGAGTACGTTCCGGGCGTTGTTGGTGCTTGTGGAGACACGATTACGGTTACTTGCGTACCAACAAGGGCGGCCAAGCTTGCGTATGTTTCGCTTGCGGCGTAGCTCATGTAAAGCGTAAGTGTTAGCTCGTTGTTTTCAAGGCCTGCCGACATAAAGCGAGCGGTGTCACCAAATGCGGTGCTTTCCAATGCTTCCACCGTGCGAGTAAGTGTTGCGGCGGTGCACTGGTCGCGCAAGTTAACCGTTGCGATAATTACGTCCGGGTTACTTAGGTAAGTTGTTGTGGCCATGGGGTTACTCCTCGTTTGTGTCTATGTCTTTTTTAGCATTTTTTACGGGCTTAGGTGCGGATACTTTAATAAAGCCGCCAGCAAGTAGCGCCTCGACGTTAGCCCCGCGCATTACGGCTAGGTCGGCGTCAAATTCGGCGCCGGGTGTACCCAATCGAGGGCTAACAACGGTGTATTTGCTCATGCTGTAGTGCTCGCTTTCAAGTCAATGGTTAAATCATAGGCGGCGTACTCGGCCCCACCGTAGATAGCCACGGTTGGACGCCCGCCAGTAACAGCTACGTTTTTGGCGAGTAGTAAAGCTGCCATGTTCATTAGCGAGCGTTGCGCGTCAAGGTTGCCCGGGCCAAGGGTAATAAGCCGCACCGGAAACGTAATCTCGACAATGTTGAAGTTAAAAGCCACAAAGCTAGGGGCGTCTATAAACGCGCATGGCGGGTTAATGTTCCGCGGGTCATTGGTAACGGTTAGCCCCGTAATGGTTGTTAGCGTGGCTGTCAGGTTGTCTAACGCGACGTTAAAAAGGTCGGTGTATGCGGGTACGGGCATTAGGCCACCGCGGGGCGGTCAATGCCCAACAGCTGTTTAACCATAGGGCTAAAGCCTGTCGAGCCGCCAGTAGTCATACCGTCAAACGACGCGTAATCCATGCCAGCGCTACCACGCTGCCTATACAAAAAGCCTGCATAAGCCACCGTGCCAAGGGTAACCGCGGCGCTTGGTGAGGTCGTCAAGCTGTCAACGTACCCGGCTTGCTGGCGACGCTTGTAACAAACAGCGTTAGCACTTGTGCGGCATTGCGTTAAAAACGCGGCGTCGGCCGCTGTAGCGGTGCCTATGCCTAACCAATCCTCTACTTCGCTGTCAAGCGTTACCCACGTACACGTAGGCGTAGTCGTCAGGGTGCCGGTACTGGCCACAATGTCTACGTTGGCAGCTGTACGCGCATATAACACTTGGTTTTGTATTGGTAGCTGGTAGTCGTAAGTAAAAAAGCCTTGCTCGTCTACGCCCGTAAAATAGTATTGCGGCAAATCCGCTACTAGATACGTGCCGTTAAACGTCGCGTCAACGCCGCTAATAACTACAGACTGCCCAACCTCGAGCGGGTCGGCGTTTGTTTGTAATACTAAAACCGCGTAATTGTCGGTTAAGTATTTTTGTGTGACCGAGTAAGCGGCCATAGTTGGCCTACCTTTCGGCTATTAGGACTTGAGCAACTTGACAAACTTGGTGGCGTCTGCCATGAAAGCGGCAGCGTAACCACGGAAAGCAATCGTGCGGCCCAAAGTTGCTGGTACCTCAACGCTAATTGCGCCCTTTTGCTGTTCGTAGAATTCGAAGCCTGCTGCTGGCCCGGCTGCATGACCTACGACGCCGTTAAGGTCGCCCGAGGCCGTTCCGCCTGCCATGTTTTTATCCACAACAAGTACCAAGCCAAGCGGGTTGCCGTTCCACGACGTTGCGGACGAAGTACCGAAAGCGTTTTGGCCAATAAGGTTTGGTGCGCCCGTGTACGGAAATACCGGCTGGCCGGTTGACGTGGTGAGCATGCCGAGCTTGGCCCATGTAACCGGGCTTACGAAATAATGCGTTGGCAAGTAGTTGCTGCTGTTTGAAATTTGGTATGCAGCACCATAGATTGCCTCGATGAAGTCGGCGGGGCTTGACAAGTCTACGACGGTTTCGGTTTGTGTTACTCCGCTTACCATTGTGTCTACGGCGTAATTGTCCGTCGCCTGTCCGTAGGCGATTGCTAATTGCGAAAGGATTATGTCAATGGAAGCGGGGTCACTCCAATCGAGGTCTTGTTCGGACACGGTGACGTATGTTCCAAAACTTAGTTTTGAAATGTCATTGTTAGAAACGACGACGGTTGACGCGTTAAGCGAGTCAAATTGTGCGGCCTGTTGTGTTACAACTGGTCGAGTTGTAATTTTTGGACGGCGGAAAGTTGCGCCAGCTGTTGGCATTGCGCGAGTCCCGATTGCAGCCACAAACGGCCTGACTGGGTTAAGCGAATCGTAAACGCTGCCGGTAATAATTTCGGGCAAAATGCCGGGCGTCGATTCAGTATTCACGTAAGGGGCAACGCCGGGTGCAGCGTTAACCATTGCGTCTTTAATGTTTGCGTTGAGCTGTGCAAAGTCTGAGCCGCCACGTACAAAACTTGCTACGTATTCGGACGGGCTAGGCAAACGCATTTTGCGAGGCTGTGCATAAATGGTTTGCACGGTTGCGGCCTCGATAACGGCTGGTGTTTCTACGGTCTTTTCCATTTCGGTTAACTCCTCGTTTTCGTCTTGTGTATTATTTAACTCTATTTCGTCGGGCTCTTGGTGGATACTCGCCGCGACGCGCTGCACCTTGGCGGCCTCAAATGCGCCGTAGGGCAGCAAACTGAGCTCTTGCCAATCGGCCTTAGTTACAACCATGGTGCCAGCCTCGTCAAAACTAAATTCGACGGGCAAAATGCCTACGCTTACGCTGTCCAATACGCCGTCTTTGGCTAATTCGAGCGCCTCATTTCCGAGAGTTGTTTCGGATATTTTGGCTTCAAACATGACGGTATTTCCTACCAACTCTCGAGCGGTCACCAAGCCGATTGGACTAGTGCTGTCGTGGTTTAGGTACATTTTAGGTTTTTTGCCCTCAAGCGGTAAAGCGCCCATTTCGAAACGCACTTTTTGCCCATCGGATACAACGGCCTCTACGCCATATTCGAGGGCGACACCGGCCAAGGTTCTACGTGGCAGCGCGTCACCTTTAGCGGCGTCTAAATTTAATTCTTGTGGGATTAACCTAAGCATTGTTTACCTCGTTTGCCATGGCCGGCATATTTTCGGCGCTGTCTTGGTATTGGTTTTCTAAATAGCTTTCGATGTCAAACATAACACCCGTGCCACGTGGTAGCACGTTATCCGCGCTTAGTGTTTCTTGTATGCAATCTATGTATGGCTTAACCCCAAAGGTATAAAGGTCACGGCTTGCCTCTGATGATGAGACGTATGAATAATTACCGATAGATACCGAAACTAAATAGGCGGGGACGTTTGCAATGCGCGCAATTTCTTTTGCTTGGTATTCTGCCGCGTCAATTAAAAGCATTTTGTCGGGCGTTGCGTTGTTAGGTATTACCTCTACAAATTCGTTTACGGCACACGTGGCCGACGCGTAGCGGGCGCTGTCGTAGGCCGCTGCCAAGTCGCTTAGCTCTTGCGGGCTCATGGGCTCGCCGCCAGTCTGCCTAAGCGTTACGGCTGGTTGTAGCGAGCTCGAGTTGCGATTGCGGGCCTGCTCTAGTTTTAACGCGGTATCTACTGAGGTTGCGCCGGTATAAATCAAACCTTGAATTGGGCTTAAAAATTGTACGCAATCCTCGTAACGAATTGGTAAGCCTTGAAACAAAATTTGTTTAGACGGGCCGAACCATACGCCAGTACCTTGCGCTTGGTCTTGCGTTGTAATCATTGCGGCGGGTAGACGCGTAAACGCTGCCGGGTATCCGTCGGCGGTGCGCTCGGTTATATACCAAAATGCGCGGCCATAAAAAAACAAGTCGTCAAATGTCCAACTTAAAATAAAATTGTTTGTTACGCCTTTGTCGATGCGTCGTAACCATGAGCGCGGCGCCTCGGGCACCTTTTCCATTTCGTCGCCGTTCCACATTTCTTTATACATCACAAGCGGCAAACAGCCAACAAGGCTTGCCATTAAGTCGCGGCTACGGCTAATGGTTGGGACTTGCATAAAGCGGCTACGGTTTACTCCGTCGGTGTACGCAAAAAAGTTGCCAATTTGTGAGGCGCCAGCGTTGCTACCGGCAGCGGCTTTAACAACGGTTGCTGGTTCAGGTTTGCGCGTAAAAATAGCCATGCGTTTAGTGTGCCATATTTAGGCGCGGATTGGTGGCACTCGCTGGCGGCGAGCAATCCCCGACGGAAAGCAAGGCCAGCGAGCGCCGAACAAACTTTAGCGGTTAGCGCCCATAATCATTGGTTTACCGACAAGTTGCGGGCGGCTTGCCATGGCCGCGGCCCACACCATACAACGCGCTGCCTCAATAGGGCCCGGGCTACGTGTCGAGGATAAAGCAACGCTTCCGTTGTGTTTTATTAAAACGGCCCGCTCAACGTGTTGTGTTAGTAGTAGCTCGCCGTTGTGTTGTAAACGGTTTTCAATAATCATTGAGCGCACAGCGGCCGTCCATTTGAGTAGCTCACGGTAGCCAACTATGGTGCGGCGACGCTCAAGCGCTGGCGGGCAACTCACCTCTAGCGCGGGGATTATTGCTAGGCGTAGCCCGGGGTTGTTTTCTATTTCTAAGTCAACTAGCCGCCACATTTCGGCAACGCTGTTAGCGGTAAACGCTACGGTTACATGGGTTTTGTTGCCAACCTGTACGGCTCGGACGGCGGTATAGCGGGCCTCGTCCGTTGAGCTTTCAATAGCCAACACTCCGCCGGGGGGTGGCGGGGTATCGGTTTTGCAAGCGTCAAACACGCCAATTTCTAGCCAACCCGTTGTTACGGCTTGCCAAAGGTTTACAGACGCGCGTAAAAACGCCGAGCGGTTAGGGCCTAATGCTTCGCCCTCGATTACGTCTAGGTCAATGAGGCCGCCAGCAAGTGCGGGGTTTGCGTACTCCCAAGCCTCGGGCGTCATTGGGTCTAATTGTGGGCTTGGGCTAAATTCGGCAAAGTACAACGTAGTTTGTTTGCCGCTATCTATCGCTCGTAGCCCTTGGTCACGCCAGCGCAATAGCGCCGTGGATTCTTGCGTACCCGCGGTGCTCACAAGTAAACACAACGGGTTTTTACGTGCACGTTGGGACGGTAGTAAACCGTCGTCTATGGCGGCCTCAGATATTTGCCATACCTCATCGGCGGTAATTAGGTCGGCGCTGTAACCGTGACCGGCTGCCGGGGTAGCTGCTCGAATATGCCACACGCTGCCATTTGGCATTGTTAACTTTTGGCGGCCGTATGACCACGAAACCTCGGCCCCAAATTTGGCTTCCATGATTGGCGCCAAGTAACTAAATTGCGCGGCTGTTAAATCCAACTTGTGACTAACGCTAATTACCGTTTGCGGTTGCCCTCGGTGTTCTGCCTCTTTAGTAAGCCAATGCCCGATAACCGCGCTACTTAAAAGGCTCTTGCCGTTCTGCCGGGCCACACTTACTAGCCCTACACGGTGTAACCATTTACCCACGTCGTCAAAAGCGGTTAAACCCTCCAAGCAATGCAGCTGCCACGCCATGAGCGGTAGCCCAAGCACCCTCTCCGCAAACTCCCCAATTTCAGTTGCGCGTGATTCGCTGCCAACGTGCGTCGTTGTTTCTAGTCTCGGTTGATAGCGGCCGGTTAGAGCTGGTTCCGGCTGGTTTCCAAAAAATATAGGAATTAGAGCT